GCGCCCTCGAGTACGACGCCGACGGGCAGCTCGTGTGGCCTACGGTGATAATCACGGTAGGGAGACAATCAGGAAAGTCGGTACTCTCGCGTGCGGTCTGCCTGTGGCGGCTTCATCACGCCGAACACTTCGACGAGACCCAGACCATCCTGCACGTAGCCAACAAGCGATCGACGGCCATGGAAGTCATGCGGCCCGCCGGTATATGGGCCGCAGAGAAGTACGGGAAGAAAGCGACCAAGTGGGGCAACGACGCGGCCGGGATCCAAATACCAACCGGCGACCGTTGGCTGATCCACGCCGCGAACGACTCGGCCGGCGTCGGCTACTCCGTCTCCATGGTTTTCGTCGACGAGGCCTGGAAGGTGAAGCGATCCGTTGTGGATGATTCGCTCGCCCCGACGATGGCCGAACGCAACCAACCCCAACTGTGGCTCGTCTCCACGGCAGGCGACTCCACTTCGGACCTCATGACCGCCTATCGGCAAAGAGCTCTCGATCGGCTCGAGGACGAGGACCCCGGCCAGGTGCTACTGCTCGAGTGGTCGGCCCCAGCCGAAGCGGACCCCGACGAGGTCGATACGTGGCGATGGGCGAGCCCGGAATGGAATACAAAGCGCGAGGGCTTCCTTCGGCAACAATGGAGCAACGTCGAGGAGTCTGCCTGGAGACGCGAGTACCTCAACCAATGGGTGATCCGCTCCGACCATTGGCTCCGTGACTCGTGGTGGAAGGACACCCTCGACCCCGACGTCGAGCTCCCCGCCGACGGCGAGTGGTCGGTTGCCATGGAGTCCGACTTCGATGGGATGGGCCACGCCGTCGCGATCGCCGCCCGATCCGGTGACCTCTTCGTCATCCGCGTCACCACTCACCGCACCATCAAGGAAGCCGACGAGCAGCTCGCCCGCATCCGCGCCGAACACCCACAGCTGCACGTGGCCGTAACTCCTGGATACGTCGACCGACTCGAGCAACGATTTGATACCCTCGTCGGCCAGCGCGAAGCCGCCGCCGCCACCCAAACGCTCCTCGACCTATTCGACCAGAAGGCAATCAGGCACGACGGCAGCCAAATCCTGCAAGAGCACTTCGGCAGCTCGACGATCAGCCGACGACAGGCCGGATGGGTGCTGACCGCGCCGATGGGTCGAGGCGGCGTCTATGCCGGACGCGCTGTCATGTTCGCGCTATGGAACGCCGCCAAGACCCCGAGGCCTGTGCCAATGGTGCGAACACGCAGACGCGCATAAACGCGAAATACCACGCACCGGCCCGTAGTTGTGGTAATGCGCACTTACTTTTGATATGTGGCGTTCCCCCGTGCGCTTCGCATCGTGCGGGACCAGGAGCACATAGCCGAGAAGGTCGCAGCGCGTTCCGGCGAAGCCCTGGCCCCGCACGTGCGCGAGGCATCGAACCTTATGGCTGCCGTCGTGGCCGCCAATGGCGCGAGTGTTTCCAGGTCGACCGCTCTCCAGGTCCCCGCCGTCGTGAAGGCCCTCAAGACATACACCGCGCCGATTAGCGCGTTCGGGCTGCGCGAGTACCGCAACGACGAGCCGATCGCCGCCCGCCCGCTACTGCTGTGCCCGTGCTCCACGCTCCCCTACTCCGCTGTGATGACCCGCACGGTTACGGACCTACTGCTCCAAGACCGGGCCTATTGGCTCGTCACCGGCCGCGATTGGCAGGGCTACCCGACCTCGATAATGGTCATGCGCGTCGAGGACGTCACAGACATGTACGCCGGTAACACCGGCATCGACCCCAACGTCTACCCGCCGTCCGATCCGTTCTACCTCCTGGGCAACCGAGTACCCACCGGCGACGTCATCAAGTTCTACGGCGACGGAACCGGAGGATGGCTCAAGACCGGCGCAGCCGCCATCAACACAGCCGCCGCCCTCGAGGCCGCCGTCCTCATGTACGCCCAAAGCCCCGTCGCCCAGGTGGTGCTCAAGAACACCGGCGCGGACCTACCGGCCGAGCAAGTCGACGCGCTCCTCGAAGCGTGGGAAGCGGCACGAGCTGACCACTCCACGGCCTACCTGAACAGCACACTCGAGGCGCATGCCATGGGCATCAACCCCGCCGAAATGCAAATGGACCAGGCCCGCAACCAAGCGGCTATCCAAATAGCACGCCTAGCGAACCTCGATCCGATCTGGACGGGCGCGGGCGTCCCCGGCTCGAGCCTCACCTATTCCAACCGCATCGACCTGTACCGGCAGCTCCTCGATACCGCGCTGACGCCGGTCATGCGTCAGATCGGCGAGCGTCTATCGATGCAAGACGTGACGCCCCGCGGCCACTCCGTCCGATTCGACACGACGGAGTTCCTGCGCTCGAACCCGATCGAGCTGGCATCACTCATCAACACACTCCTACCGCTCGGCGTCATCAGCGAGGACGAGTCCCGACTCATCCTCGACCTCCCACAGCTCGGCGTTATGAGCTACACCGCACTACCAGGAAGGCAACCCGAATGAGGACCGCAGAATTCACCACCGACCTCGTCGTCGAGGTCCGCGAAGGCGACGACAACGGCGACGTGATCGCCAAGGGCTACGGCCGCGCCGTCCCCTACGGCGACTCCACCCAGATCGGCGGCGTCGAGGAATCCTTCGCCCGCGAATCCTTCGACCCGGCCGACGTGATCGGCAAGCCCCTGGCTTACCGGCATGACCAACCCGTCGGCGTCATCACCGACGCGGAGAACCGCGAGGACGGTCTTTACATCGAGTTCCAGATCGGCAACACGACACTCGGCCGAGACGCCGCCACCCTCGCCCGCATGGGCGCATCGAAGGGCCTATCGGTCGGCTTCAACCCGATCGAATCCGCGTGGGCGAAAACCCGCGACAAAGTCGAGCACCTCAAGGCCAAGCTCCTCGAGGTCTCGCTCACCCCATACCCCGCCTACGCCACCGCAGGCGTAGCGGACATCCGAGAAGGAGAAGAAATGTCCGAGACCATGGACACCACCACCGAGGTCCAGGCCTCGGTCGACAACGAAGCACGTGAAGCCGTGGCCGAGGTGCGCGAGGAAATCCGCAGCCTGGCCGCCAAGCTTCACACTAGCGAAGCAACCCACCCGCTCGAGCAGTTCCGCAGCTTCGGCGAGTACGTGAAGGCCGTCTACTCAGGCGAAACCGAGAACCGCGCCCTGGACGTGCAAACTCTCGCCGACGCGCCCGGCCTCGTGCCCCCGGTATGGATGCGCGATATCAAGGGCGTGCTTGACCGTGGCCGACCTTGCATCACCGCTATCGGTGGTCCAATGTCCGCAGCGGGCGCAGGCATGGTCGTGAATTGGCCGTACTTTGACGGCGACCTGTCAGCGATCGTCGCGGAGCAGGCAGCCGAAAACGACGAGGTGAACAGCGTTGATATCGACATCAAGAAGGGCACGGCAACCCTCGCCACCTACGCCGCAGGCTCACGCCTGACGTTCCAGGTGATCGAGCGCACCGACCCGAGTTACGTCGATGCGCATCAGCGGATCATGCTCGGCGCATACGGCACCGAAACGGACTACGCCTTCCAGGCCGCATTGTGGGCCAACGACACGGCAGGAGTCGACTACGACTTCTCAGCCGACACAACCGGCTCACCTTTCATCGAGGCCGTCTGGGCCGCAGCGATCGACGTGGAAACTGCCACCGGGCAGCCCGCCGAGGTCGTCTACTGCTCGTCGGCCGTGATGAAGAAGCTCGGCGCGTGGTCCGCGTTCCAGGCTCAGAATTACCCCGTCCAGAACGTCGGCGGCGTATTCGATGGCCGCACCGGCCGCGCCACCGTTATGGGCCTGCCCCTCGTCCTGGCGCGTGAGTTCGCCACCGACGACACCGAGTCCGCGATCGTGACCAACCGTCAGGCAATCGGTTGGCTCGAGGACGGCCCGCGCTTGGCGACCAACGACGTGGCAGGAAACCTCGGCCGCGACGTCGCCATCTACGGATACGCGACGTCCAGCCCGTTCATTTCGGCGGGCATCGTCGGAATCTACGACCAGGCCTAACCCGGAAAAAGATTAGGGAGCCGACGACCGTGGCACTCGTTACAGGACAGGAGCTAGCCGACGCGCTAGACCTGAACTACGTGGACCCCATCGACGACGTCCTCGACCAAGTAGCCGAGGCCGCCGACGACATCGTCGGCTCCCTAATCACCGACGCCGCCGCAGAGGTCGAGCCCGCCGCCTGCAAAGAGGCGGCCCTCTCGGTCGGCGTAGAGATATTCCAAGCCCGCACAGCCGCAGGCGGCCAGGCCGTCGCCACAGACTTCACACCCGGCCCCTACCGGCTCAGCCTGTGGCTCACCAAGCGCGTCATGGCACTACTCGCGCCCTACCTCAAGATCGGCGGGATGGTCGGATGACCGCCCTATCGACCGAGGCCAGGACCGCACTCATCAGCGCACTCGAAGGCCACGGCATACGCGTCTACGAAACCGTCCCCGCCGTGCCCAAACCGCCGTGCATCGTCATCACGCCAGACGCGCCCTGGATCGTCCCCGAGCGCATCGGCACGCCACTCAACTACCGAGTCCGTTGGCGCGTCCTCGTCGTCATCAGCCCACGAAACAACGAGGCCGCCACGCTCGACATCGAGGAAGCCGTCGACACGGTCCTCGGCCTGATCCCCTCCACGATGAACGTGGAGCAAGTAAACCCACCCCAGCTACAAGACACCGGGGCTCAAGGGACCGTACTCACTACCGAGATCAACATCTCGGCTCATTGGAAGGAATAACAAAATGCCAGCAGTATCCGTAGCGGGTGCGGCGTTCACGGTGACCGTCGCGTCCACCGCCTACACATCCCAGGTCACCAGCGGCACGATCACCACCACCCCAACGATCACCCGCACCAAAACACTCAATGACGTCGCGTTCGATCAGACCGACCTCAATTCCACGATGTCGATCGAGTTCCTGTACGACGAGAACACCGGCCTCTACGACGCCGTCCAAACGGCCATCGCCGCAGGCACAGCCCTCGCCGTCGAGGTCCAATCCGCGTCCGGCACGTGGACCGGCTCGGACATGCACGTCGAAGGCCTAGACCTCTCGTTCGACGCCACCGGCATCGCAACGGCATCGCTCAGCCTGACCGGATCGGTCACATTCGCATAACGACAAGGAAGGCACGGGGAACGCCATGTACCCACAACTAAACATCTACCTCGACGAGGCAACCGAGGCCACGGTCGTCCAACCCCTGACCGTCGACTTCGAGGTCGCCGAATCGCTCTACCCGAGCGGCAACGTGACAGACAACGGACTAAAGCTCGTTGTCGCCTACTGCCAGATCGAGGGCAAAGAACCCAAAAACGTCGCCGAAGTTCGGGCATGGGCTCGAGCTCGCAAAGTCCGCGTAATCGTGGGCAGGGAGCCGGACCCTACCCCGTCGGGAGCTTCCGACGAATGATCGTCCGCGTGGCAATCGCCACCGGCCGACCATACGAGGAAGTCCGGCACTACCACCCGGCACTCCTGGCGACCATCATCGAGGAATTGAGAACACAAGATGGCCAAGCTCTTTGACACATACGTCGAAGGCCTCAACGACGTTCTCAAAGCCATGCGCGACATCGGCCCGGAAGCCAACAAAGAGCTCCGCACCGCGTCCAAAAGCATCGCCCAGAATCACATGGTCCCCGCCTGGAAAAACGCCGCCCTCTACGGAGCCGGCCCCTGGGGCGAGCAGATCGCCGCAAGCGTCCGCGCCGGGTCCGACCGCGTCCCCAAAGTCATGATCGGCGGCAACCGCGCCCGCTTCTCCGGCGGCGCAACCCCAACCATGGTGCGCTACCCATCCTCGAGCGGCGAAGGCCGCGACAGCTTCGCACCATTTGAGGCAACCGATTGGATCGGCCGCGTTAGGGCCTACCAACCCGCCGCCCTCAAGCTCTGGGGCGAAGCCGTCGACAAGGTCGTCAGCAAATGGGGGTCCATGTAATGGCAAAGACCCTCACCGTATTTCTGGCCGCCGATCTAAAGAAGTTCAACGGCGGCATGCGGGACGCCCAAAACCAGGTCACCGGCTTCGGCGGCACTCTCAAGAACATGCTCGGCCCCGCACTCATCGCAGCAGGAGCCGCCGCCGGGGCCTTCGCCATCAAGCTCGGCGTCGACGGCGTCAAGGCCGCCATGGAGGACCAAGTCGCCATCGAGGCCCTAGCGCAAAGCCTCGACAATCTTGGCCTCGCACACTCAACGGAAGCCATCGAGGCCTACATCTACGAGCTCGAGCGAGCCTTCGGCGTCGCCGACACAGAGCTCCGCCCTGCCTATGACCGGCTCATTCGCTCCACCAAAGATGTCGAGGAGGCCAACCGGGCCCTCAAGATCGCCATGGACATCAGCGCGAGCACCGGCAAAAGCCTCGAAACCGTCACCGACGCACTTGGCCGCGCATACGACGGCAACACCGTCAGCCTCGGCCGCCTCGGCCTGGGCATCGACCGCGCCAAATTGTCATCCATGGGCCTGGAGAAGATCATCGACACCCTCGCCGACACCTTCGGCGGCCAGGCCGAAGCCAACGCCCGCACCTTCGACGGACAGCTCCGACGCCTCGGCACAGCCGCCGACAACCTAAAAGAAGCATTCGGCGCAGGCCTCCTCGAGGCACTAGGCGACACCGACGAAACCACCCAAGGCCTCGTCGAAACGATGGAGGACTTCGAGCCACTACTCAAGAACCTGGGCAGCGCGTTCGGACGATTCGCCACGACCGGCCTCAAGACGTACACCGACGCTATGCAAGACGCCGAAGTCGCCACAGCAGAAACCGCCGACCAAATGGCAGGCCTGGGCAAAGTCGCCGAAACTAGCGGCGCCCTAATCGGCGAAATCTTTGCCAGCCTCACCGGACCGAACAGCCCCATCGGCGTCGTCCTGCGCAGCATCGGCGCAGTAACCCAAGCCACCAACGAGCTCAACCTCTCCGCCGATCGGCTCAGCAACGACACCATGCCGCCGCTCACCGGCGAAATCCGCGAGGCTAACGTCGCCTACCAGGACGCGGCCGTCAGACTCCAACGAATCCAAGCGGAGCAAGCGAACGCCGCATCGACGAGCGACAGCCTCGGCCGATCGACCGGCGGCGCAGCCCGCGAAGTCGACAAGCTCACCAAAGCCCAGGAGCGGCTACTCGAGTCCTACGAGCTGCAAGGCATCGCCTTCCAGACGAGCAAGACCGAGCTAATGGACCAGATCGGCGCACTCGAGGAAGCCACCGCAGCCGTCGAAAACTACGCAACAACTATTCAGCAAGACCTACTGCGCGGCTTCGACCTGGGCGAATTAGCCGGGGCAAACCTCAACGAGGCCGGGCAGCTGAACGCCGGCCAATTCTTTCAAGGCTTCGACGAGGCCATAAATCAGGCACAATGGTTCGGCAACGTCCTACAAGCAATCAAAGCAAAGGGCGCGGACCAATCACTTATCGAACAACTAGCCAGCCTGGGCCCCGAGGTCGGCGGAACACTCGGCCAAGAGCTGCTCGATAAAGGCCTCGTCCCCGAGCTGCTCAACAAATGGGACACCGTCCAAAGCACCACCAAAGAGCTTGCCCTCGGCCTGGTGCCCGAGTTCCTCGAGGCCGGACGCCTATCAGCTATCGACACCCTGAACGGCCTCGCCACCCAATTCGGCGAGGATCAACGCAAGTTCAAGCGACTCGGCAACAAGCTCGGCCAACAAGTCGGCAGCGAGTTCAAGGCCCGCGCCCTCAAGGAAATCGCCGACGCCGTCAAGCAAGTGGAAGCCCTCGCAACAGCAGCTCGAGCCGAAGCGGTCGCCAACGCCGAACGCGAACAGGCCCGCATCACCGAACAGGCCGTCGCGTCCGCAATCGCCAACCTTATCCGCAACAGCGACCAACGCACAGGCCGCAACGTTCAGCCGGTGCTGCAATGAGCATCACAGAAATCGCCATCAACGGCGCGGCCATCGACCTCACAAACGTTGAATACAACGTGCAAGTTACGCACGGCCGCAGCGACATCAAGAGCCAGCCCGAGGCCAGCACCGCGGCCATAAGGCTGCGCGGAGCCACAGGCACAGGCGTAGACGTCGGCGACGACATCACAATCGACGCCTACAACGAGCGACGATTTGCCGGCAACGTCACCGACCTAGCCATGAGCCACCTCGACACCACTCCCCCGACGCCCGTCGTCCAGGTCCAAGCGGTCGGCTACCTATCCAAGCTCGGAACCCTCACCACCGACGGGGCCGCCTACACACCCGAAACCGTCCGCGAGCGCGTCGCCGAAGTCATGGACGCCACCACCCTCGACTACTTCAACGGAGCCGACCAACTCCTCGACCTCGCAGCCAACGCCGACCCCGGCATAAACCCCGTCCTGTCCTACCTGCAAACCCTCGCCGAATGGTCCGGCGGAACATACTTCGACGACCCCACCGGCCGCATTGTGTTTGAGGACTACGGCGATCGAGGCGTCGCCGCGAACCCCGGCATATGGAACAATCAGGCGGGCACTTTCGCAGCCAATACCGGCGCATGGAACACCTACCCGAGCTCCAACGCCGCCCCCAGCATCCCCGCCGGGGCGATCGCATGGTCCCCCGAATGGGCCAAGAACTTCCAGACAATCGTTAACGACATCGAGGTCGAGTACGACGGCGGGAGTATTTATCAGCAAGACGACAGCGGCTCGATCGCCGACTTCGGTCGACGGACCTACAAGCTCACGACGGAGCTGGCCGCGTCCGCTGACGCGCAGGAACGCGCCAACCAAATCCTGACCGCCCAGGCCCAGCCGCTATGGAACCTCGGCCAAATAACCGTCCTCGTAGACAAGCTCACCACCGGGCAACGTGACGCGCTGCTCGAGCTGATGAACGGGGCCCGCGTCATCGTCAACGGCCTACCCGCCGGAAGCCCCTACACACAGTTCCAAGGCATCGTCGAGGGATGGTCCGAAACCTATGTACCCGGCCGCCACCTACTGACCTTGTCCCTATCCGATCCTCGAGCTTCCTACCAGGTCGCCACCTGGGGCGAAGTCGACGCCGCCCTCGAGTGGGGTCAAGTCAACAGCACGCTCGAGTTCTACAACGTGGTCAAGCCCGACGACCTATTGGCCGCATAGAAAGGAAAACAGAATATGCCCGATATCAACGGAATCCCATACGTGGAGTCCACCGACCTAGTGAGCGGATGGCCGACTATCAGCCAATCCGTCGCGCAAGAAGTGAGCGACCAATTAGCGGAAAAAGTGCCATATGCGTATGGCACGGCAACCCCGAGCACCACGGTGGACGGGTTCGTCTGGTTCGACGAGAACGACACGCCGCCTACTCCGAAGTTCTGGGACGGTTCAGCGTTTCAGAATGTCGCACCCGCTGGCGGTTTCGACTTGATTACGTCGCAATCGTTTAGTGCCGTGTCAAGCGTCAGCGTGAATAATTGCTTTAGCGCCACCTACGAGGCATATCGGTTTTTGCTCTATGGAGCCAGTAGCGCCGCGCAAAACGTAAACTTTCGTTTGCGGGTAGGTGGGGTAGATGATTCCACGGCTAATGCCTACGTCACACAAATCGTCCAGGGTACGAGTTCGACCGCAAGCGCAGCACAAATTAGTGACAGTTTCGGCGTATTGACTTACCAAAACACAAATATGGCCGTGGGAACAGGTGATATATTGCGACCGGCTGTTGCCTCTCCGACCTTTCTCATTGTAAATGGCGGCAGAAACCCAAGCACCATTTATACGTTGACAAGTTCCATTTATCACAATCAATCAACCGCCTATGACGGCATCACCATACTTGCAGGCGCCGGAACCTTGACCGGAACACTCAAAATCTATGGATACAAGGACTAACGATGAGCGATGTATTGGAAATTAACGTTCCTACCGGCGAGCGCGTCGAGCGCGACTTCACGCCAGAGGAAGCAGCGCAACGTGCGGCAGACATAGCGGCAGCGGAAGTCGCAGCACAGGCCGCAGCGGATAAAGAAGCCGCAGACGCCGCAGCGCGTGACGCCGCTATCGCTCACGCTAAGAGCCTCGGTTTCACCGACGAGATGATCGCGGTCATGTATCCGGGTCTAACTGTCTGACACGTTCGTAGACAAAAGAAAGGAATCGAATGTCCCAGCACCCAGAAACCTACGAGGAAGCCCTCGAGGAAGCCATCGAGGTCGAGAAAGAGCTCAACGAGGAGCGCAAGAGCCGACGCAAGAAGTCGACACCCGCGAAGCCCGCACCGTCGACCTCGAGCGAAACGGAGAAAGCCCGCGCCCGCGTCCTGGCCAAGCTGGCCGCCAGGTGACCATCGACTCCCCCGCTGACGTGCTCGCCATCATCGGCATAGCAGGCGGCATCCTCGGCGGACTCCTGTGGATCATCCGCGCCCAGGCGGCCCTATCCAAACAATTCAAGCCCAATTTAGGGGCAAGCCTGCGCGACTCCGTCGACAGAATCGAACGCGACACCCGGGAAGTGCGCGTCCGCCTCGACACGCATATCGACAACCACGACAAATAGGAGCGCACTCATGCCCACCTTTCTCACCCGCAAAACCCGGCAATACATCTACGCCCTCGCCATCGGCGTCGTACCCCTACTCATCGCCTACGACGCCCTCGAGCCCGACAAGGCCCCGCTATGGCTTGCCTTCGCCGCCGCCTTCCTGGGCATCGCGGCCCCGGCGACAGCTCTTGCCAACATCAGCCCGGACGACAACGACATCGCCACAGCCGACGAGCCCGAGATCGAGGTCGAGTAATGGCCCGCCTGGTAGCCGCAGGCGTCAAGCTGCGCAACCAAGTAAACCGGCGATTCCCCAAGCGCGATAAGCGATCCGACGGATGGATCGGCGACAAGGCCCACCAGGCCCGCAAATCCGACCACAACCCCGACCAACGCGGCTTCGTCCACGCCATCGACATCGACGCCGACCTCATCCCCGGCAAGCCGAAACAAAGCAAGGAAGCCGCGCAGCAGCTCGCCGACGAGCTCGTCGAATACGCAGCATCCGGCAAGCCCGGAGCGGATCGCATCAAGTACGTCGTATTCAACGACCGCATAGCGTCAGGCACATATGCTAAATATCGTTGGAAGTGGCGCGGAAAAGGCTACGGCCACAAGCACCACATACACGTCAGCTTCACGACCAAGGCCCCGATCAAGGGCCGCCACCGATTC